ACGTCTTCAAAGTTTGAATGTAATATACCATCATTAACTACAACACCAGATGAAAACATAGATGTCAAAGTAAACGCAACAGTAACATCTCTCTGTGTTGATGTCCCTGTTACTAGTTCACCACTTGTAAAAGTTCCTATAATATTAGAGATGACAAACTCTGTTACAGACACAGTTCCTTGTTGAAATGAAATTTGTCTTTCAACTGTTGCTGTTGCTCCAGAACTCTGTCCAGTAATAAGTTGGTTAACAACTTCATCACCAGAGACTCCAAAGTTTGGTTGAACTCTCATGATGGTTGTTTTACCCCAGTTACCATCTGAGGCTCTCATCATATATTGATTAGGATAAATAACGTCTGGTTGTTCTCCTAATAAAATTTTTGTAAAAAGTTTAAGACCCTCTGAAGTTCCTTTTGCAGAATATAAATCTTTTATATTTTTTAATAAATCTCTTTTAGAAACGCCACTCGCAAGAGTGTTTGGTATTGCGTTCATAAATGAAACTCGCATCTGGTCTAAGAAATCATAAATGGTATTATCTACATCTGCGTATTCTAAAAGTTGTTGAATATTTTGAATAGGATTAGCACGATACTCAGTTATAGTTGCAGTAGACCCAGACGTGCCACCTGTTATTGTTTCACCTGTTACAAACTTTTGATTAGAACTAATATAAAGATAAGAGTTTCTAACATCTTCTACAAGAACTGTGGCTGAAACTCCAGATGTTGAACCTGTTACTGTTTCTCCATTTACAAATTGGCTTGTCCCTATACCAATCTCACCAACAATTCTATCACTATTATCTGTTTCTTGTAAAACATAAGAGGTTGTTGCTGTTTCTTGTGTTATATAAAATACTGTGCTTGTTAAAGTAAGACGGCCTGCCTCTAAATATTGATAATAATGTTTTATAAAATCAACAAACTTAGGATGATCTTTTTGAACGAACTCTGGTATCTGTCCCTCAATGAGAGGAGATATTTTCGTTAGAAGTTTAGGATCATTCTCTGACATTTTTTAGTAGCTCGAAGATGTTGGATTAGAAGGTGTTGTGCTTACTGTAGTTGTTGTAGTTGTTCCAACTGTTGTTGTAGTATAACCTTTTCCTGTAGTTGCAGTAGAATCAATTGAACCATTTACTGTTGTATTATCTACGTCCACTTCTAGTATCTGATTTCTAACAGGAACAATATCGTTAGAGTTTGGTATTGCTGTTAAACGAAATCGTGTAGATGCAGCTTCATCAACATTACCCACGCTAGTTATTAAAAGAGAGTCAACCTTTATAACACCAGTATCATAATCAACACTTCCAGCATCTAAATCAAAATAAGTTCTAACTGCTTGAACTAGATAATATATTCTTAACTTACCAGAACCATCATCATCAAAAAAGTATTCTGTTGTTCCACCTAGAAAAAAACCAGTTGATGCGATAACCCCACCATTGATTGCGTTGTATCCATCTAGTGGATGATAAAGTGCGTTGTTAAAATTTATAGTATATGATGTTGTTGTCGTAGTGGTTGGCGTAATAAGTTTCGCCATAGTAACAGTTGTTATATTACTTAAAATAGAATCATCTGTATCATCAATAAGTCCAGTTAACTTTGAATGTCTAAATGGATTATTGAATGACAATAAATCTGTACTGTTATAATTTTTTATAGTGTCAAAAACTAAACTTCCAAGCTCACTTTTATCAAGTGTTGTTGCATTTGAATCATATTGAAATGAAACTCCAAGAATTAAAAAGGTAGTATCTGCATCAACAATAACTGGAGTAACAGATGCAACTTTGAATGGAGCAAAATCTTTTACCAGTTGATTTTTTTGTGTAGTTGATAAATTTTGTCCTGTGTTATTTTTAATTGATATAAAAACTTTTCCATATTCTGGTGTAGATGATACTCCAGTTGAAACATCATAACTTCCATCTTCACCGCCCCATACAGATACGGCCTGTGTAT